ATAAAGAGGCTAACAAGATCAGCGCACCAAGTAATGAACCTAGCAGCGATGATATTAAACTCGCTGCTAAGAATGCAGTTGATAAGGCTAAAGGCGCAAAAGCTGCCCCATTGAGTTTATCGGAAGTACCATCTGGCCAAATGCCAGCATCTGATGAACTTACGGCAATGGATGAACTAAGCCCAACTGCATTGATGGCTAAATTTGAAGGCAAAACGCCTGAACAGATTAATGCCATCATTAGTAAGATTATTTAATTTTTTGTTAATTGCCCCATCGTGATGATGCGGCTAATCCCTTAGAAGGAGATTGTTATGCCTACACAAATCGCATACGGTTCACCACAGGCCGTTAAGATTCAATCCGCTGGCTTGTTTGCTGCAAATATGCAGCGCCCAACAATGCTAAACCGTTTAACCGGTAAAATCTCTCAGCAAGCCAATGCTGAGGCTAACCTACGCTTTCAATCTAGCAATGACTACCCTGTAGTTCGCTGCATGGACTTGACCAAAAGCGCCGGTGATGAAATTACCTTTGACCTGATCAACCCAATTGGCGGCATCCCTATCATGGGTGAAGAAAATGCCGAAGGCCGTGGCGATAGCATGAACTTCTCGCAAGATAAGTTGCGCATCAACCAGGCTCGTAAGCCAATTTCTGCCGGTGGCCAGATGACACAGCAACGTACTCCGCACCAATTGCGTACATTGGCGCGTGCTTTGGCTCAAAACTATATGTCGCGTCTTGAAGATCAGACTGCTTTGGTACACTTGGCCGGTGCGCGTGGCTTTGCAAACGATATTGAATGGGCGGTTCCACTGGCTTCTCATTCTGAGTTCAGCAAAATTGTAGTGAATACAGTTCGTGCGCCATCTAAAAACCGTCATTACCGTTCAACCGGTTCTGGCATTGAACCAATTGCAGCTGCTGCTAACGAGCATACCATTGCAACAACTGATGTAATGAATAGCGATGTTGTTGATGCTATCCGTACATTGCTTGACAGCATGCCATTGCCTCCACCAACAGTGAAGTTTGACGATGACCAAATGAGCAATGATGTGCCTATGCGCGTATTGCTGGTTTCAAGTGAGCAATATACTTCATTCGTACAATCTACGAACTTCCGTACATTGCAAGCTAACTCACTGGCACGCGCTCAAATGGCTAAGATGAACCCGATTTTCTTGGGTGAAGCTGGTTTATGGAATGGCATCCTGATTGTGAAAATGCCTAAACCTATCCGCTTCTACGCTGGCCAGGCTCTTAACTGGTGCGCTTCAACAACTAGCGAAACAGAAACAACAACAGACTTAGTACCATCAGCATTCGGTACAGGTTATGCAGTTGATCGCGCTATCTTGCTGGGTGGCCAAGCACTTGCTGAGGCATTCGGTAAAACTCGCCAAACAGGCAACCCTTACTTCTGGTCTGAGAAAGAACTGGATCACGGCGATAAGCTGGAAGTATTGATTGGCTCAGTTGGTGGTAAGAGCAAAACTCGCTTCCTGATTAACCATGGTAACGAAGAGCAATACACTGACTACGGTGTAATTGCAATCGATACTGCGGTGAAAATCGCAGGCGTATAAGTAAACGGCGGTGTAACAGCCGCCTTTTATTGATCGTTTTAATTAGGTAATTAGGAGAAATATATGACTACCGTAACCAAAAAAGGCGCTAAGGCTGCAGCCCAGCCAGTAGGCGCACCTTATGGCAATTCAACAGTATTGCGTTATCACTTTGAAACTAACAGCTCAGGCGTGTTTGTAGATAGCGATCAGACTACCGCTGTAAACTCTGGCGATAAAGTACGCTTAGGCTTGATTCCTGCTGGCTTTATCCTGGATGATGCACTGGCGATTATCTCTGATGCGTTCACTGCCTCTGTAACATTCACTATTGGCTGGGAATATGCAGATGGCGTTGATGTAACTGCAACCCCACAAGATAACGATTACTTCTTTGCTGCACTGTCTGCTGCTTCTGCAGGCCGTACTGCTGCAACTAACACTGCTGTAGCTCCGGTAAAACTACCAAAAGATGCTTATCTGATCTTGACAGTAGGCGGTGCTAACAATGCATCAGTTGGCATTGCAGATATTATTGTGCGTGGGGAATACCGCGGCGCACCTTAATAAGTGCTTAGATAACTAGGCAGGCACATTGTCTGCCTAGTTTTTGCAGTTTATTAGGAGAGTTAATCAAATGTTGAAATCATTAAAAGTATTAATCATTGCAAAAGCAGTACATGCCGTTAATGCTGCATACTCGCTGGCACTAGGCGATGATAGCCACAAGAGCTGGGATGAAACCAGTGAGCAAATTCAAAACTCCGCTATTGCTGGCGTTGAGTTTACTTTAGACAATCCAGATGCACCGGTATCTGCACAGCACGATGCATGGACTGAACACAAACTTGCCGATGGCTGGGTTTATGGCGAAGAGAAGAGTGAAGAACTCAAGACGCACCCATGCTTAGTACCGTTTAACGAGCTTCCGGTAGAGCAGCAAGCAAAAGACTTTATCTTTCGTGCAGTGGTTAAATCAGTTTCAGAGGGTTTAGACAGTATTCCTGAACCGGTTGCAGCTGCACCTGAAGCAGCTGCTGCAAAAGAAGATAAATTATCAGCACCTGCCGGTGTTCCACTTGGTTACACGGCGATTACTTATATCGGTAATCGTGATTCATACCGTGAAGGTACTTATGGCACTGGCATTACATGGGATAAGGGCGAAACTAAACTTGTTCCTAACGATATTGCCTTCAAATTGCTCAATCATAAAGATGTATATGCTAAAGGCACGCTGGAAACTGCGGAAACTGCCGAAGTTAAAACATCGCCTAACAAGGATGATGACAAATCAGAAGAGGCAATACAGGGCGCACGCGATGCAGTAGCGAATATGGACGTTGAATCATTGCGCGTCTATGCTGCAACCAACTTTAGTGGCCACAAATTGCCACCTAAAATTGGTGTAGAAAAAGCGCGTATCGCAGTAATCGGCCTTATTGATCAGTTCGGTGTAGCTTAATAATGACACTTACCCAGCTTATTGCCGCATTCAGAACTGATGCAGATGATGCAGCAGCGCCATATCTTTGGAGTGATACCGAAGTAACCGGCTGGCTTAATGAAGCGCAGGATGAAGCGGCAATCCGTGGCAAATTGATATTCGAGAGTAGTGATACTCAGATATGCAATATCAGTGTTACCGCATTGCTGGGTAGTGTTTACGCCACACATGCATCTATTCATGAAATTGTCTATGCAAGCCTGACAGATTCAAGCGGAGTTGTTACCAAACTTGAATTGAAAGACCGCATAGAGCTGGACAGGATTAAACCGGATTGGCGCACATGCACTGATAAACCGGAATATTTGATTCATCAGGATAAGTCTATTCGCTTGGCCGGTTTAATCAATGCCAGTTATACCGTAAAGTTGGAAGTGCATCGTTTGCCGAAAGCAGTATTGGCAACTGGTGCTGATGTGCCAGAGATTAACAGCATTCATCATGCTACTTTGGTCGATTGGGCGCTGTATCGCGCCTACTTAAAACCAGATTCAGAAACATTAAGCCCAGGCAAAGCTCAGGATGCACTGGCAAGATTTACTGATTACTTCGGTGAACGTCCTAATGCGCAGCTGCGTAAAGACGAAAACGCAAACCGTCAGCATGTAAACAAAACTTATTGGTGATGCTATGCCTAGTTTAAATGGTTGGCCGCTTGGAATGGATAACGTACACGGTGAGAATGAAATCCCCGATGGTGCATTACGAAATGCAGTCAACGTTGATATTCTTGATAGTGGTAAAGTAAGGCAGCGCCAAGGCCATGTATTAAAACTGGCCGCAACATCAGCCCATAGCCTATGGAGCGATGATGATAATGCATACTTTGTTGAAGGTAATCAGCTAAAGCGCTTAAATCCAAATCATACCGCTACAGTAATCGGCACGGTGAATACCGGCCTGAATCATTTATCTTTTCAGAAGATTAACAATGAAATCTACTTTAGCTCAAAAACGGCCAGAGGCAAGTTAAGCAATGGCGTATTAAAGCAGTGGGGCGTTGAAGTGCCTACTACACCACCGGCGCTTACACTCTATACCGGTACACTGGGAAAAGGCACTTACTTTGCTGCCGTTACTTTTGTGGCTGATGATGGCCGCGAATCCGGTACATCGGTACATTCAAGCATTACCCTGGATGATGTAGGCGGCATTGCCATTATTGCTTTACCGGTTCCAACAGATTCAAGCATTCATAAAAAGCGTATCTATCTATCTACGCCAAATGGTGAATTACTGTATCTGGCCAAAGAAGTGGACGCTGCAACTCAGTTTGTTAATATCACGACACTGGAACTCAGGCAGGAATGCCGGACACACCACCTTAGCCCACCGCCATTTTCAAAAGCGCTTACATACGCCAATGGTCGCGCCTTCATGGTGGATGCAATAGATCCAACTATTGTATGGTTTACTGAACCGTTATCGTATGAGCATGTGGATAAACGCAAGAATTACTACAGATTTGATGCGCCGGTAACATTGATTGCAGGTACTAGCTCCGGTTCCGGCCTATATGTATGCGCAGAAAGTACCTATTTTTTTGCAAACGCCGGTACATTGGGGCAAGATTCAAAGGTATTAGTTTTAGGGTTTGGTGCATTTGCCGAGAGTTTATCCATCATACCAACCACTAAAGAACCTATATGGATGACGGAGCGCGGCGCGGTAATCGGCAAAGAGCAGGGCGCTGCACAATTGCTTGCTGCTGGACGTTTAGAGCCTGGCGAAATGATTAACGTGGCAACCATGGTGCGCGAACATGACAGCATTAAGCAGTTTGTTGTTGTAGGTAATAAAACGGATGCAACCACAGCAGAAGCCGGAAGTTATGCCGAAGCTGAGATTATCCGCAGAAGTGTATAGTTTTTTTAATCGTATCGCGGTGAGCGCGACACATTTCTCTTTAGGAGAGCATTATGGAAAAGAATCAAACTGCCAGCGCGGCAAAAGGCGGCTTTAAATATTATGTTGAGCATATTCGCTCAATTGCTGCAATGGAGGCCATGGGCTTATCTATTGAAGGTTTGAAGCAAGTCAATGTAGTAAAGCAAAAAACACACACCGGCATCAATAAACTGTTTGCATGGGCTTATGATGTACTTGGTTTAAAGCATCTGAATGAAGTCATCATTCCATCAGTGGTACTTTCCACCGAAGAAGTTAAGAACCTGATCC